CGCCGATAAGGTGCATCTGTTATGGCGTCCAGACACCACTGCCTGTAGCGTGGTTCCCACGTCGCACCACCTTCGTTGTCAGGGTGGCCCGGCGAGACGCCCCCGGTGACCGCGCCAACGGCCCGGGGGCGCAACATTGCGCCGGGTAACCGGTGTTACGTCAGCGGGAGGAGACCGGCGCAGACGCCGGGAGCACCTTCTGAACCGTGAGCTTGAGGTTCCGACCCGAGGGGCGCGCGTCGCACACCAGGCGCACCAGCTCGTCCCGCTCCGGGAGCGGGATCGACCCGTCGCTCGGGAAGCGGACGTCGATCGCGTCGAACTCCGGCGTCACCAGCCGGGCCTCCACGAAGTCGTACGACACGACCCGGCTCGGGTCGTCGTTGTCGGTGAAGGAGCCGTTCTTCCGCTCCGACTTCACCACGTTGCCCTCGACCATGACGGTCGCGTTGTTCTGCGCCATGACGCACCTCTGTTCGTTGTCACCCCGCGCCAACGGGGTCTGGTGGTGCCTATCTACACCGCTTCGGAGCCGCCGTGTAGCCACTTGACCGTGGCGCGCCGAACTTCACCCGATCGGGCTAAAGCCTGCGGGCACCACGCCGACGTGCAGCAGCCACTCCATCAGACCACCAGCCCCAGCCATGACCCCGAGCAGGAACCAGGCCCACGGTCGCGTCCGCTGCACCACGATCGGCCGGTCCGCACGACGAAGCCGTCGCCGGCGCGGCAGCTCGTAGGCCGGCCCCCGCGGCAGCTCACGCATCATCAGCCGCTCGGCCTGCCGGGCCGCTCGCCGGCTGACCTTCGGCGGATCGACGCGCCGGACCTTGTAGCGCTCCTGCTCGCCTGGCTCGACGCCGCCGTAGCGGCTCGACAGCCACGGATCCATCGCCCCCATGCACTCGGTATCGGCGCCTGCGGCGCCGGCCTTGACGCCCGTTCGGGTGGTTCTCGCGCGCGCGGCACAGTTATGGCACATAGGAACAAGGGAGTCCCGGCCCGGCCGCCTCTGGCGACCTGGTTTGTAGCATTCCTACAACCCGCGTGCTCAGATAGAGGGCCTTTCGGCGGGCCATCATCGTCGCTCCGTGGACCGCGTCAACCGCGATCACCACCCGTGGAGCTCCGGGAAGGTGCTCCGCACCTGCGATGGCCGGCTCCCAGCGTCGGCGGTTGACACAGCCCACTACACGACGTCGGTCCCCTTATCGAAAGGCAGGGCCAGCCGCAAAGGCGCTGGTCGACCAAGAGGGGAGCCCCACCGTGGCACACACACCGATCCGCCCACCGTTCACCGCCTACACGATCGAGGTCCGAGAAGGCCGGATCAGCAACGGCACCATGCGCACGGTCGAGCTCGTGCAGCGCGAGGTCGACGGCACCTTCGTGGGCCTCGACCACCTCACCATGGACCAGGCCCGCGAACTGGCCTCGTGGCTCATCGAGACCGCGAACGCGAGCGACGCAGCTGCAGCACAGGCCCGCGCGATCGAGAACGGGGCCAACTGGTGACGGCCGCGCGCTGGCTGGACCACTTCCTCGAAGTAGCCCTCCGCTGGACCACGGGCGCCTCTCTCTTCGTGCTCCTGCTCTGGTGCATCGGCTATGGCGTCTACGCGTTCGTCATGTTCGCCCGCGAGGCCAGCAGCGGCGCCTACTACGACCGACCGACAAGAGCCGAGAGACGCGCAGCACGCAGGCGGAGAAGGAGTTAGCGAGTTCCTACAACACGACGCCCCTCCCGCAACAATCGGGAGCGGCGTCGTTTCATCCTACGAGTCGTCGACGACTCTCACGCAGGCGTCCGATGATGGCCCGATGCGCTTGTGGGCTACGGGGGAGAGCGTCGCGAGCAGCCCGCGGGAGCTGCGCCGGTCGATGTGGCACGGCCTGACGGGCTCCGAAGCCCTCGAACTGGCCGATGCGGAGTGCACGCCCGCGCGTCTGGCGATGGAGCCGCTCGAACGGGCGCACGACGTGGCCGTGGAGTACGCGTTGAGGTGCGCGCGGGCGCTGAACAGCAACGATCTCGCCGGCGCGTTGCGTGCCGCGGCGATCGCAGACGCGGCGTTGGTGACGGAGCAGGCCGAGCTAGACCGGAGCACCGCGCGCGAGCTGTACGGCGACGGCCAGCGCGTCATTGAGCAGGACGAAGCCGCCTTGTCCGTGCAGCGATCGCAGCCGCGGCCGGCGCATCGTCCAGACCGCTCGATCGTCGCCTGACCGTCGAGCTGCAGCCAGCGCGATCGCTGCCGCCCTGCCGCGCGCGATGCCGCGTAGGACGCGCTCGACCTGGTGCCAGGTGCCGTCGCCCACCTGGACGACCTCGACGGCCTTCTGCAGGCCCCAGACGCCCCAGAACCGGCCGATCGGGACGCCGGCTGCGACCCACGCTGCTGGCGGGTCGTTCTGGTAGGACTTGGCGCCGGTCTTGGCGCCGTGCTTGCCGAAGTAGACCGAGAGCCGGCGCGGGTCAGTGCAGGCCGCCATGCCGGCGAAGTCGACGGCCTTGGTGCCGTGCCCGTGCCGCGCGCGGTGCCGCGCCCGCTCCGTGTCGGGTACCGGGCACGTGCACCACGCGAGGCCCAGGGTGCCGTCGTCCTTGACGATCACCTGTGCCTCGAGGTCGTAGCCCAGCCACGCGTCGTAGCCGAGGTGGTCGACGCCGTAGCCCAGCGCTGCGTCGTAGCCGAGGTGGTCGACGTGGCACCGGTGGCACACCAGCTCGGAGGCTCCGACGATCTCCGACCACGTGTCGGCGAACCAGTCCTCGAACGTCTTGGTCCCGTCGGCCGTCATCGCCGGCACGCGAATGAGCATGTGCTGGTGTGGTGCGCCGCGCTTCTGCGTCTCGAACTTCCACAGCCCGGCCCACGGCACGTCGAGCTCCTTGCGCCAGCGCCACTGCAGCCGGCGGATCTTGTGCTTCCACTCTCGGCCGTCGCGCACCAGCGGTTCCCACACGCCCGGCAGTGTGACGGTGACGAGCGCCTGGACGCCGGGGCCGGCCATCCAGGTCGAGTAGTCCAGTTCCCCGAGGGTGCGGTGCATGCGCTTCCTCGAGGCGCGGGACCAGCCGCGCACGACGCCGCGCCGACCACCCTTGAGGCCGGCCATGACGTCCTCGACCAGGTTCTCCGCGACGTCGTAGACCTCTTGGGTGCTCGCCGCGCGCGAGCCGAAGGTGCGGACATCTGCGATCTGCTCGCCCCACGTCGGGCGGGCTTGCATGCCGCCGACGAAGCGCCGCCGCAGCGCCAGGGTGCCGGGGGAGACGAGCAGCTCGTAGAGGTGTTGTCCGTCGGCGCTGACGGAGCCGACGTGTTCGCCGAGCCGGTGCCGGACGATCGCGGCGACCGACTGGACGTCGTCGGTGGAGGGGAATGCGGGTTCGGCCAGGCCAGCCGCGATGCCGTCGAGGGACGGGTCTGCGACTGGCCTGGCCGCCGTGAGGACGGCCAACCTGGGCTCCTGCTGTTGTCACCCCGCGCCAACGGGGTCGGTGGACAGGACGGGCACTGCTCCCAGGTCAGCCGGAGGCGGCCGCTCCGGCGGCTGCAGCGGAGATCGCTCCCCAGGGCAGCTCGTCGTCCTCTACGGCCCTGGCCGGGAGCGCCCGCACCGCGCGACCGTCCAGGAGTTCGCCGGCTGCGTGCCGGCCCACAGCGCGCGCCGGCGCTTCGCTGCTCGGCGCGCCGCTGTGTTCCGTCACTCCGCCGGCCGTCATGTGCAGGTGCACCGCGGCCTGTGCGATCGCTGCAGCCTGTGCGTCTGCCTTCGCAGCTGCGATCGCTTCTGCCTTCGCGACTGCCACGGCGACCGCCGATGCCTTGTCCCGGTGGCCGGCCCACCAGGCCAGCGCCACGACGGCGACCACGCCGAGCAGGACTGCGCTGGCCACCGGGTGCGGCATGGCCGCTGCGTTGCGCGAGACGACGACGCCGCCGATGAATCCGGCGGCCACGTACAGGAGCCGGCGCATCAGTCGGACTCGATCACTTGCGAGATGTCGAGCCCGAGTTCGTCGCACAGGTCTTCGACGTCCTCGAACAGGTCATCGCGTTCTTCGATGAGGTCGGCCATGTCTTCGTCGCCGTCGTCAAGCGCGTCGATCTCGGCCTGCACGTCGTTCAGCTCTGCGATGAGTCCTTCGAGTGTTTCCAGGGCGTTGTAGTGCTCTTCTATGCCGCTCATGATGCTTTCTCCTGTTCGACGCTGTGGCGGCCGGCTGCAGCGGTTGTGCGCGCTCGTGGTGCGACCGACAGGGTCGGTCGTTCGACCACGGCCGCCTCTGCCTTGATCGCAAACCGGGTGTCGTAGGCGCGTGCGACGCGCATGGAGAACCGGTGCACGTACCGGTCGGCGGGCTTGCCTCGGCGCAGCTTGTGCATCTCCCACGCGGACGCGGAGAACGCCATCGGGTGCCCGCGCCAGCCGCCCCATGCGTTCGTGACCCAGCCGTAGTTGGTGTTGTCGCGCAGCTGCTTGAGCACCTTGGATTCGTGCTGGGACGTGTAGATCAGGTCGTGCCCGTCTTTGCGGGTCTGCGACAGTTTTTCGTACCACTCCGGTTTCAGCGCCCGGAAGTCGTTCGCGCCGAGCTTGAGGTGCACTTCGTCCCAGAAGATCAGCCCGGGCGGCATGAACGGGTCCAAGCATTCGTCGAACGTGACGAATTCGACGTTCGGGTGGTCGATCGGGGTGATCGAGTAGCACTGGCGGCCCTGGTCGGCTTCCAGCAGCAGCCGGCGCACGCCTTCGTACGTCTTTCCTTGGCCCGGCAGGCCGAAGATTCCTTCGATCACTTCACCACTCCGAACACGTAGACCAGAACCAGCAGGTGCCCGACGTACCAGGTGACCGGCCGCCGGCCCGCGACGGCGAACACCGCAGGCAGGCGCGAACCGATCGCCACGAGCGCGGCCCGCGGGATGTAGTGCCCGGCGACCATCAGTGCGAGCAGCGCTTCGAGCGGGTACCCGTTGCCCATGCCGTGCACCCCGTTCGCCAGCGCCGTCACCGCGGCGATCGCGACAACGGCGGGCCCAGCCGGGCCGGTCCACCGCGCCAGCACGAGAAGTGCGGCAGCGACGGCGTACAGGAGCAGGACGTTCGGGTTGTCGATCCACGGCACAAACGCCGGCAGCAGGAAACCCGTCGCAGCGATCGCCGCGTGCCGCCAGGTCAGACGGCGCGCGAGGTGCCCGGACAGGACGAAGAACACCGGCACGGCAAGCCGCCCGATCGTCAGCCGCACGGGTTCTGCCCCGAGTGCGCGTGCCACGTGGTCGACGATCATGCAGACGATCGCCGCGCCGCGCAGCCGGTCCAGTTCGGACGCTCGAACCCGCCCCGGCGCCACGAGCTGCATGTCCGCGCTCATCGCCGGCTCCGATGCCGGCGCCGCTCTCGCAGCCAGTCCCACACCATCCGGTGCGCGATGTAGAGCACGAACCCACCGACGATCCAGCCGACCTCGTGCATCAGTCGGACCCCCAGATCTGGTGGTAGATCCACACCGCGAAGTCCCACAGGTACAGCGCCAGTTGCAGGGCCAGGAGCACCCCGATGACTGTGATGAGCGCCTGCAGCGGAATGAATGAGTTTGCCGCCGCGGTCCAGCCGATCACTGTGGTCGACGTGCTCTGTCCGAGCGTGACAGGTCCTGTTGCCGGGAAGAGCCCAATCAGAGCCGAGAGCGCCCCAAGGGCCGCGCTGATCAGCGCGTCGGTGATCATGATTTGCCGCCGAATGACGCCGCGACGCGGTGATAGGCGATCCAGCAGCCCCCGCCGATGATGACCACTTCTAGCGCGTGCCGTAGCAGTTGTCCCCAGGTCGTTTGCCCGGCCTGCTGGACCCCCGCGCACAGATCGAATGACGCGGACGAGCCCATTGGTCCACCGGCCATCTGCAACGGCAGGTTCGTGCAATCGCCGGACGCGGACAGCCCGCTAATGACCGCGTTGGTGAACTGCACGCCACCCACCGCGACATTCACCGGCGGCCGCGCCGAAGCGTCACCCACGAAAGACTTCCAGGCCGTGCTACTCGCCGTCGACGGGACGAATGCGTCCTTCAGTGCGCACGCCGTGGCCTTGTAGGCCCACCAGTTGTTGAACAGCGCAGACCACGAGAACGGGGGAGGGCAGGACTGGTCTTGCGGGCTGGTCGACGGCTGGCTGGACGGCGCTTCTCCGGTGGTGGGGTTCGACAGGACCCCGGTCCCTGTTTCCGCGGCGGGGAACGCGTGGGCGTAGGCGGCGCACTCGGTCAGCGCGACCGCGTGGGTGCCGTAGCTGCACTCGTATTCGGTGCCCGACTTCGTTGCGGTGTTGCTGCCGGTCGCGGTGCCCTGGCTGGTCTCGGTCCACCAGCTGGTGCAGACCGCGGGGTTCGTGAAGCAGGACACCAGCGTCGTTGCGCCCGGTGCGGAGATCCGTGAGAGCAGCAGCTGGCACGGGCTCGCAGCGTTGGCGCACTCGGGGTAGTTGGTCGCGACGGTCCCGACCTCCGCCGGCAGCGTCCACTGGTAGATCACCGTCCCGGTCCCGTTGGTGACCTCCTCGACCTTGACCGAGGCCACCATCCCCTGCGCGCACTGCGCGGCCGGGACCGTAGGCCAGGCGCTGGCCGTCTCCGAGAACGCCGCCGTGGACGCCACGCCGCCGGCGCCCTGAGTGCACGTCCAGGTGTTCCGGAGCGTCCGCTGCGGGTCAGCGCTCACCCCGGTGGGCCGATTCGGGTAGCCGACGGGGTACCACTTCAGCGTGTAGCTGGGCGACCCGGAGTCCTGCCCCTGGAACGTGAACTCCAGGTGGTCGAAGGTGTACCGGGAGTCGCCAGACGTCACGTTCGCGTTGCTGCCGGTCACCGACGGCACGGCGCACGACGTCTGCAGCTGCCCGGTGCCAAAGCCGATCGTCTTACTCACCGACAAGGTGCCTGCCAGGAACACCGCCGACGCCCCGATGCTCGGGTTCTGTGCGGTGCCGACGCCGCCCGTCCCGACGCATGTGCCGGACATCGTGATGGTCGCCCCAGCGCTGCCACTGGTCGCGCCGTACGCCGGCGCGGTCGGGTTCGTGACCGTGGCGTGCCCGCTGGTCCAGCCGCCGCCCCAGTACGTCCCGGCGTACGCCGACGTCATCGTCCCCGTCGCGTTCGTGTTGTTCGCCCAGCCCGCCGGCATCGGCGTGACGTCCGAGTTCGGCACGTACGACGGCGCACCCTGGACCCCCGCACACCCGGAGGTCCCCGCGAGGGTGCCCAGGTCACAGAAGAAGTTCCCCGACGTCGGCAGGCCAAACGTCTGCGCCAGCCCCGTTCCCAGCTGCGTGCCCACCAGGAACCCGCTGACCGCCGTGGCCGCGCCACCGGCAGCACTGGTGCCGATCTTCGCGGCGGCAGACCCTGCCGTTCCCGTGCCCACGGCCAGTTCCGGGTGCGCTTGCAGGAACGCGTTCCACTGCGCCGCCGTCATCGCCGACGACGCCGAGCTGTATGCGCTGCCGGGCAGCCCGATCGGCGCGGGCACATTGGGGGCCACCGCCAGCGCCGAGGCCGGCGACGCAGAGCCTGGTCCCCAGACGATCAGGAGTGCGCCGACAAGTGCGGCAGCGCCGAGCTGCAGGGCTCGTCGTGGCTGCGCGTGCACGGTGCCTCCCTGGGGTGCGGTGTGGGGGAGCGGCGGCCCCGTCCGTCGTGCCGGGCCGGACGGGGCCGCCAGAGGGTGCTACTTGGACTTGGCGGCCTTCTTGCCCCAGCCCAGGAGCATCCCGACGGAGATGCCGATGACCGCCAGCCCGAGCACGGCCACGATGAGGTGGCCCTGCAGGTACGAGGTCAGCGACGTGAAGAACGTGTCGCCGGCCCCGCCGGTCGGGTCGGTGCTCGGGGTGGTCGCGAACGCGGCCTCCGGCGCCAGGACGGTCACCGCGGCGGCGCTGAGGGTCAGCGCGATGCGGTTGCGGGTCTTGGACATGAACCGGGCGAACCGGCCCACCTTCACCGGGGCCGGAGCGGCCTCGGTCCTCTCGATCGTCTGCACGATCGGTCTCCTTTCGAGACGCGCTCAGCCCACCTTGAGCAGAGCAGCCACCGCAGTCCGAAGGACGGCCCCCACGCAGAGGCCGACCACGAGCGCGGACCACAGCAGACCGAGGTCACTCATCGGGAGTGCCGCCGGCCGACAACATCGCTCCGACCGTCCAGCCGGTCAGCGCGAGAACCACGGCGACGGACAGGCCCGCCGCCAGGACGAGCTGCGCGAACAGCGCGGGCAGCCCGTCGGTGAAGGTCAGAGGGTCCACGTCAGCGCCTGCCAATCAGCAGGACCAGGCACGCGGCCACTAGCGCGACCAGGAGTGAGCCCTGCACCGCCAGGTACGACCGCAGCCGGCGCAGTTCGTCCGCTGTTGCCGCCTGTAGGCATTCCGGGGACGCCGAAGTGCACGAGTCCAGGAACGACCCGAGCCATCCACCAGAGGCTGAGGGTGAGGAGCCCGACGATGACGACGGGCTTGACGAACTTGTTGAGCGCAGCGAGCCGCCGACGAAACCAGCCGACGCGGTAGACACCGACGCCATCTGTGCGGAGATGGGCGAAGCGAGCGCAGGGCTGCCCGTCAGGACCAGGCCCGTGCACAGCGCAGACGCCACCAGCAAGCCGCGCGCGGCCCGAGGCGTGCGCATCAGAAGTCCCGGCCATCGCCGGCCTCCATGTCCAGCACGAGCCGCACCCCGGCGTCCAGCACCGCGAAGGCGAGGGCCAGGGCGCCGATAACGCCCGCGGCGAGCATCAGGCGGCCCGCCGTCCGAGCAGGGCTGCGGCTCCTGCGGCTCGCGCGGCGTCGCGGCCGTGGCCGGCTGCCAGCAGCGCTTCGGCCTGGTCCGAGAGCATCCCGGCTGCGATCCGCCGCGCGGTCCGCGCGCCGATCTCGGACTCACCGAAGCCGGCCAACGACCGAGCGCGTTCGATCTCCGACACCGCCGCAGCCGCGTACCCGGAGCACGTCGTCCAGCGGTCCGCGAGGCCGACCGGCAGGTGTTCCCGCAGGTCAGCGCATCGACTTGACGCCGATAAGGTGCAT